GCCTCCGGATCCACCCTTCTTCCCATCCTTCTGCGACTCTTTCGACGCCACCCAGTAGCCATCGCCACTAGGCATAGCGCGAGCAATGGTTCCGTCAACGAGATATATGCTGAGTGCTCCACTACCGTCGCGCTTGACGTACTTGATTTTCTTGGAGATCTTACCGGCATCTTTTCCGGCACTTTTGGACATATCAGTACCCGACTCTCCGGGACTGAGTTCCACGCCGTTCGTCTCCAGATTCGCGATCATCCGGTACGCGACCTCATACCGCTGACCGACCGCCCACCATTCACCCTCATACTTGATGGCCGCCGCCATCGAATCCAACGTCGCTGGCGTCCCCGCGCCCTGCGCCAGGCGCCCCAGGATCGACGCATAGTTGCCCCACCGGTGCATCACCACGATCAACAGCATGCACGCCTCAGTCTCGCCTTCAGGGTCCATCCCCAGCTCCTGACAGCGAGGAATGTACTCATTCTCCAGGTCGGCGAGCATCTGAGAGTTCTGGATGCGATGCCCCTGCTCACTATCCAGCGCGTCGCTGAGGGCCGACCGATCAGCACCACTTAAGTACTGGTACTTCCGGGATCCGATCGTCCACGAGTCGCGTCCCTCCGCCATCCACCCGTCCACAGTGGCCCCGAAACTCACACCGCTGAAGCGCGATAGTAGGTCATAGGCGCGGCCCTGGGTCCACTGCCCGATACCGAGAGAAAGAGTATCCGGGGCTGAAATAATTGAATAATCGTTGCTCGCCTCAACAGTGGCGAGCGTAGCGATCATACACTTCTTGTGGACTTCATCGAAAGCCATACTTCACACTCCATATGAAACACCCTCCAGCGCCCACCCCGTGGCGCTGGAGGGTGACCTCATCTCCCGGCAGGAATTAGTGTACCACAATGCGCGTGTTGCGCATGAACACCTTCGTGTCCTTGTTCGTCGGCCCATTGAACCGGAGCGAGAACGTGTATCGCCCCGCACCCTCATCCGCCTTGAACACGCCCGCCACCTGCGAATGCACGTAGGAGCCATCGAACGGGCCCTGAGAACCAGAACACGCGAACCATGACGTCGCACCGCTCGGGCGCTCCATGAACAGGTACCAGTGAATCGCGTTTGACCCCTGCGTACTGTGGTGCGCCTGCGCAATCGCCGTCACCACATCATCCGCATTCAGCTCCACAGTACCCGACACAACGGTCGTGTTCTCAGAGTCATTTGCGCTGCGAAGGATGCGGTCGTTCTCACCAGACTTGATCACTTGGTAGCGGGTGCGCATCACTGCAGCCTTGTCACCCGCTGCCTTCGCATCCGCGATGCCCGCGGCCAGACCATTCGCCGACTGGGCAGCGCTCGAGGCGCTTGCAGCGGCCGCGTTCGCCGTCTGCGACGCCGCGTTCGCTGTCGCCGTCGCCGTCGCCGCCGTCCGGTTCGCCTCAGTGGCGTTGGTGGACGCCGCCGTCGCCATCTCGACGGCCTTGTCGGACTTCGTCTTGGCTTCCTCGGCCATCGTCTGCGCCCGCTGCGCGTCGCCCTTGGCGTTGGCGGACACACTCAAGGCGGACTGGGCGGACTCTTTGGCGATGTGCGTGTTATCGGACGCGTCGTTGGCGGCCGCCAGCGCGCTGGTGGCGTCGCGCGCCGCCGCCGTCGCCTGGACGGTCGCCTCTCCCAGCTTCTCATCGATCATGTTCATAGCGCTGTTCATGTCCCCGAGCACGGAGAAATGGTCACTCGCTTGATAGATCGGGAGCTGGAAATTCTTGGTCCTGTTTGTTGCCGGCATTATTTTCTCTCCTTACGCTGGCACGAATCGGTTTTCAATGTCCTGCAGTGATGGCGTCTCGAAGTAGTCCACAGTCCACGACACCATGTTACCACTACCGGTTTTCATCATTTCCACAACCTCATACAGGGCATCCCTCATATTCATGCGGTTCCCGGTAATTGGTGAGAAAATATAGTCGCGATCAAATTCTCGGATGAACACCTTACCATTGGTCTCCATCTCAGAGATGCTCATCGGCAGATCGTCGATCTCTTTACACGTTGCAGCCATGCGAGAGAAATCCTCCGCCAACAACCCATTGACTGTATACCGGTTGTGCATGTCAAAGAGCAGTTCCTCCAGGGTGGAGGGGCCGCCGCGCAGCCAGTTCGTTACCTCAATGTGATCGCGGTTAATGCGACGATCAAGATACTCCTCCAACGAATTCTTGAAAATCTTGAACTCATCATCATACTTCGCAATGGCGTCGCGCAGCATCTGTCGCACTTGCGGCGGCAACGCCTTGTAGTTCTCCATCTCCTTATTGAGATCAATAATGAGAGCGTGAACTTTCTGATTATAATCCCCCGCAAGAGACTCAAGCGCATTACTAAGCGCCGTTTTCAACCCATCGTCAACCCACCGACGCATCTCCTCCATCATCTGCAGGTACGTGTACCCGTCCCTGTAGGTGAAAGGGATAGAGTTACTCAGACGGTAATCGGGCGGAATGAGCAGGTACTCATCCTCAATAAATTGACCAGGGCCGGAATGCGGACGCCCTTCCAGTGAAACTGTCATTCGTACTCCTAATCCCCATGAACAATTCCTGCAATTCAACAATGATCATGAGATCAACATTGATAAACGTGTCACGCCACGCCGCAATAAGCTGAGCCGTATGCCCAGTATAACCCGTTGACCGCGATTTGGACGACTGCGAACCACGAGAAGACGACTCGCCCGATCCGCGCGACGTTGTCGAACCGTCAGTATCGTTTACACCCCCACTATCGCTACTCACGTCGCTAGCCGCCGTCGCATAATCCTTGTCACCTGACAAGCGCACCTGCGGAAGCTGAGACTGCACCGTCCTAGATTTCGCATCACTCTTCGACACGGTTTTCGACGTGGTTTCTCCACTGTCACTATGCTCGCTACGAGAGCTCGTGTCCTGCTCGCTCGCCGACGTCGAGGTGACATCCTGCGTGGACAGCGGGTCAATCTTGATGAGCTCCGCCTCATACAGCTTGTTGTAGTACGGCATGATCTCCTGCATCTTGGTGCGCATTTGCCGCATCCACATGTCCACGGTCTCATGCGAAATCTCGTTGTACCAGAAATGATCGATGATCTTCTGATTCAGAATATCGCGATACGCCTCATCGAAAATCGGGTATGAATCCAACCCCAGCGAATTGGTGCCGTGGCGCGCAACAACTTCGCGCAGTTCTATAGTGAAGTCAGGCATTAGTGGTCTCCTTATCGCTGTGAGGGTTCATGGCTTCAAGGTCAGTACTCCCCAGGCCACCCATAGCGGCCTGCATCGCCATCATCTCCACCGGGTCTTCCCCAGGCTCCGACGTCTGGTCAAGATTCCACTCGACGTGAACGTCGAGCTTGAACATGCGGTTGATCTGATCGCACGCTGCGCGCCGCGCGTTCAACGCCACCGCCCGCATCCCGAGCACCTGTCCAGAACTACCGCTGGCTTCCTCAACAACCATGCGCTCGCGCTTCTCAGAGTTCACGTTCATGATGCCAAGCAGCGTCATGCACTCATTCCAGGTCTTGACCTTGGCCTCCATGACGTCCTGAATCTGGTGGGGCTTGTACCCCGTATCGAACATGGCGACTTTGTCTGCCAGTGAATCGCGGTTCATGGTTTCGGTTGCGAAAATGACGGGCTGCCCCTCGACAACCTTGTTGTAGGCTTGTACGAAGGTGTGGTACTCGTTATTGTTAACCGCGAACACAATAGGGTGGCGCGCATTCAGCATGTTGATCTCAAGAGTGCGGTCGAAGGCTGCGAGCCGCTGCGCGTAAGTGTCGATCACATCCCAGTCCGGGCAGCGCATATAGTTGGCCCAGATGGGAACACAGCTCTTGGCGTCCAGCGTCTTCGAATAGACTTGATTTCCGTAAACCACGAACTCGGTCGGGTTGTTGTACATATTCAGTTGACCAAGCCCCGTGGCGCGCAACGCCATGAACCTTGCGAATTCCTGGTCGTAGTAGAATACGGCCAGCGCGTCGTGCATGAGTGTAACTTCTAGGTATCTCGCGTCGATCGTCTCCGGTAGCCCCTGCCAATTGAACCGGTTGGAGCACAGTTCGCTGATGATCCGCACGTACATGCGGAATAGATGATCCTCACGGTTCTGCGCGGGGTTCGCCCGCATTGAGCCGCCCTCAGCGAAAGGGCGGTATATCTGACTGTTCACATAATCCTCACGCTTCATGATCACCACTCCATATTGATGTTGACATTGGGTAGGGGCTCGTTATCTGCGAAATCAGTTTTTCCAATCCTATCTGGATCAGACCACACGGTCACACCCTTCTCGAAAATGCCACGAATGGACTGGCGGAAACCTTCAGGACATGTCGTTGAATACAAGTAAGTCTCCTGCATCTTCCAATACGTGAAGTTAGTCATGCACTGAAGATTCTTCGGGACCTTCGTCGGCACATTCATCGCATACCCATACCGCAGCCAGAACTCACCGATACGCGTCAACGTACCGTCATCGATACGGCGCTGACGGCACACGAGCCGCCACCCATAGGTGGCAAGGTTGAAGGCGTCGCCGCCAACGCCGCCCGATGTTGTCGGAGCGATCATCCGCGAGTCCTGCACCTTGGCATTGATACCCGCGATCGCGTTCGCGTAGTCGCCGTTGGCGGCGAACTTCGCCATCGCCAAGTTCGTGTCCGCATTGAATTTCGCGTAGCTGTTGTTCAGCCCGGTCATGGCGCTACGGGCCTCGATCTCGCGACGGTTGTTCTCCATCGCCATCCCGTAGGCCATACCATTATTGATGCCACCCATCAGCGCCGAACTCAGCGCCCCGCCAATGTTTCCGCCGGCGAGCTGCCCGATCGCACTCGCACCGGTATTCAACGAGCCGCCCAACAGGCGCATGTTGGCGTTGTATTCCGCACCTTGACGCGAGTAGGCGTTGGTGAGGTCGGTCGCTTGATTCGCCTGCATCATAGACGCCTGGGCCTGCGTGTAGGACGTGTCAGCACCCCGGATCGCTTTCTGCTGGGCCCAATCAGCGCTCTGGTACTGGTAGTGGATCGAGTGCGCATTGCCCGCCATGTACTGCAAGTACCCACTGTTCGTCAGCGCGAACGTCGGCAGGGCGCTGATCCCGGTCATGGCGTCGAAGTGCTCGGAGTAGGCGTTGTTGCCGTCGCCGGTATTGTTCTGATTGTAGCCGTTGACGGTGAACATGATGCGCGGCCCTGGCGGCACAACGTGCGCCCACATGGTCACCTTCAGACTCGTGTCCCACACGCATTCGGGGCGCACCAGGAGCGGGGCGCCGTTGAACATGGTCACCTCATAGACCATGTACGGGTAGGTGTAGAGCTTCCAGAGCATACGGTAGCGCTCAGGAATGTTGTCCTCCTTGCGGAAGCCGGGCGCGAGATCGATCGTCTGGTTGTTGTTGATCCCCGCGGACCCGAAGCCGGTGGTGATCGGGTAGACGGTCGCTCCCTGCTTCTTGGTGCGCCGCTTTTTGTCTTCCTCGTAGCCGGACGTGTCTGGCGTCTTCGCACTTGTCAGCCCGTCGAAGTTAATAATCCCTTTCGGGATGGCGGTGATGGTCTGCACACCCTGGCTCACCCACGGACAGTTGGAGAGGGCTTCGGCGAGGCTGCGGAAATTGCCAATGTCCATGGCGTACACGCACGTCGCGTTCGCCATGCCTCCGGCGAGCGAGCCTTTCGCCGTCTGGAAGTGGGGGTCATCCTCGGTGCCATAATCGACGAGCAGGTCAATGGCGGAAGTGACGATGATGTCGTAGTTGGCAGAATCGACGTTGCCGTCGATATGCTCGACGGAGGCCATGTCATGCCGCCACACTTCAGAGATGACGTACTCGCCACCGGTGTCGAGGCCTTCGGGGACGGTGAGGTACTTGCGCCCGTAGTTCTCCCACTTGTCTTGGGCGGCGATGCCGATGTGCCCGCGCTCGACGTAGCACATGCCGAATTTGATTTCGTGCATGTAAGTCTGCCAAACGTCGAGCTGCACAGTGAACTCGGTCGTGTGCGGTGCGACGTACTCGACGGATGTGATGAAGTAGTAGAACGTGTTGCGGGAATTCACCGAATCAGCAGCATTCCTCACACACATGTAATTGTACTCATTCGCCTGGCTGAAGGGAATATCAAGCCTTACAGGCTGCCCCTGAGCACAGTACGTCAAACCATTGACGACAAGCTTGATACCCTTCTCGTCATGATAGTTCCACGCCTTGTCATAGTCATCGAACCACACAATATCGCGGTACGTGGAATCCCATTTCACACGCGAAAGAACAACCGTGGTGCCCGGCGTCCACACGGCGTAATTAAAATCGTATCCGAAATCCCCAATATCTTCAGGGGGCTGATATGAAGTCATGAAAGAAGAATACCACGGCCGTCGTAACGACGACCGTGGTATTCAAGGAAAGGAGGATTACTCCTTGGGCCAGACCTTCACGGCCTTGGAGGCATCCACCTGAACCTGCACGGTCACCGGCGTCTGAGTGATCCGCTTGTGAGTCGTCGGATCAATGTACGTAATCGACCCCACAACCGTCAGCGTCTCCGCCGTCTCATCCAGACCCACCTTGAGCACACCCTCATTCGTGATGCGAGTGCGCTGAGACTTCGCCCCAGTCACCGAGAAAGCAACACCGAACTCATAGTCATAGGTGTTCTTCCCAGCAACCTTATGAACAATCTCAATGTTCTCACCCGGCAGTGCCTTCGCCGTCGTCGAAACCGGAGAACCAGTATCGGCATGGGCCGCCTTGTCGATCGTCAGCTTCAGCTCGCTCGGCTTGATCGTGATCGTAGAATCGTCATCACCGGTCCACAGGGCGACAGCGGGCACGAACAGTGAAGCACTGATCACCTCCCAGTGGTGGAGGAAGTAGTTCGTGCCCAGCGAAATCGCGTTCGGCTGAGACTGGTTCTCAAGCAGGTTGTCGGCGATAACGAAGAAATCCTTCGTCGTCAGGATCGCCTGCGTCTTCTCCATCCCGAAGTACTCTTCCGGAATGGTGACGATGCGGCCGTTCAGCTGGCTGAACTCTTGGTTGAAGGCGGCGGACCACGCCTCAACACCGATATTCGCCATCACCTCGGGGGTCGTGACCAGCACCAGATCCTCGGGCTTGGCGAAAGTCTCCATGTGCGCCGCATTGTACTTGCGGCTGATGAACTGGAGATTGCCGGCGAGCGCCTGCGTCTTCTTGATGAAGGCCTTCGAATCCGCCTCAGTGGCGGCAAGGGTGCGCAGGTTCGGGACCTTGGCGTGCCAGAAGCCGCCGTTAGCCTCGTACTCGGCGAACAGCGACGTGGTCTGCAGGAACTCATCCCACTGGTCCGACGTGGTCGGTACCGCGAGGATCTGCTGCAGATACTGCTGCAGGCCGGACTCGTCCAGGAAGGCGCGGCGCACTTGATCGCGGTTCACCGTGATCTTGTAGTACTCGCGCCGGTTCACCGTGTGGAACTGGGAAGCGACGTTGGGCTTACGGGCCGCGAACAGATCCTTCTCCATATAGTCGCGGTCGCCGGAGTACAGGTAGGACTCGATGAGGCCCTGCTGCACCTCTTCAATCGTGTCGCCGAACTCAAGCATGCCGCGCTTGAAGATCGCGAGAGGATTATTCCATGTAATGTCACGGAGAATGTACGTACCGATCCGATTGACGAGCGCGTCACAGAATTCATTGTAAGACGGCGTGTAGGACATGAGGCTGCGGAGCGTCGCAGAAATATTGCCCTTGGTCGCCTCCGGGACGCGCCTCTGATAGTCGGCGGACGCGTCATTACGAATGCGGTTCAGCGCCTCAATATTATCGATCCCGCGAATCTTACCCGTGGGCTGCATTAGTTCTTCTCCTTGTCATTACCCTGGTTCTGGAAATAAGCGTCAATCGAACCATCGTCCTGATAGTCGTCAACATTATCGGAATCGCCGGACTCAGCAGTAGAACCACCATCCGATACCGCAGTCAGAAGATCATAGTTCTTGCTCTTCAGCGAATTAACGAGATCATTCAGCTCGCCATTCTGCGATGTCATCTCCTCGATCTTAGTCTTCGCCGAATCAAACCCGCTACTCACCTCATCGTAGGCGCCACGCAGATCATCATAAATAGTGGCCGGAAGACCGTCCTCCGGCGGATTCTGAAGCATATCTACAAGAGAATTGAAGTCCATTTTACTTCTCCATAAAGGTAGGGTAGGAGCTCTACGCCCCTACCCTACCAGCTAACCGGAAATTCTGGCTACGGCAACAGCCGACTACCAATCGAATGCGGTGCCCGGCGGCATTCAATCCGTGGTACCCGGGCAGCCCTAGTCACTCGTCGCCAGACTCCGGAGCCTTGTAACCGTGCTCGACCGCCCAGTCTTCAAGAATCTTACGAAGCAGGAGGGGGCGCTTGAGGCGCAGGTCCCACTGCTTCTCTTCGATGAACTCATCGAGCTCGCGGTCAATGCTGACGGTGATGTTCTTCTTTGCCATGATATTCTCCTTATGCGGCGAATGTAAATGAGGTTGGCTTCAGGACTACTCCTCCCGGAACCTTTGTAGGCATAAGTTTACCATACCATCGTTGATCTTCAAGTAAATCTTCCGGTGTGATCTGCGCCGCAAGGTATTTCGGTAGCCCAGCAATGTGCGTTTCCGGAACGCCGTCGATCACCTCACAATACTGTTTAGCACGCACGAAGATCGCCCGCGAGAACGTGGCCTCATGCTTCCAGGCCCCAATGTTCGTCGGATGCACGGTGATCTGATAGGGCTTCTCCGTCCCCAGAAGATGCAGCGAATCAGTGTCAGCGTATAGGAAGCGGTCATAATTGAGCTGCGCCGAAGTGACGGTGTGGTGGCGTGCCCATGCGGTCACGAAGCAGCCCACGGGAGTGTAGACGGGGTCGGCGCTGTCCGCGGGGCCGCTGACCAGCTTGACGTGATCGCCGTCGAGGATGGGCTTCTTCCCGGTCGTGTTAGTGTTCTTGGCGAATTTTCCGTAAAGTGAATTCAGCATTAATTTAGCGATCGTTCGCTTGCCGCCAGTCGAATTGGCCTTCACTTCCATCCATTTATCAATATAATCGGCGATCATCCCACGCTCACTATCAAAGGTGAATGTACCGTTGCAAGTAATAATATTAAGGTCATAATGCTTCGACCACAAATCTAAGTCAACCGACGTGCACGTCAGTGTCGTCGGCTCATCAATGGCCTTCACATACTCTGCCCCGTTAAAGAATCGAGAACGCTTAATCTGAATGCAGGGGATGTGATCTTCCTTCAGCTTCGCAGTCACCGTCACGGAAGTAATGAACAGGCCGTCATCGGGAATATAATCAACGATATTCGGCTTGCCGAAGGGCAGGGGGTCTTCATGCATGACGTACGGATACAATGAATTTACGTCATACACGTCGCCCGCGCCCACGATACGCCGGGAGAAGCGGGGGTCAGCGTACGTGAAGCCACCGCGATACGCCTGCCTGATCTCCTGATCCAAGCTGGCGGGAAGGATGGGGAAAGACTTCGTGAACGCCGCCTGCCCGCCATAGACTCTCTTGAACTCGGCCATAGCATCACTGCCTACGGTAAGGTTCGTCATGCCATGAGAAAGCTGCTCGGCGAGCGCCCTGGCCACGATCTCGACGTCGCGACGCAGGTAGTCCCACTCTTCTTCGGTGGGGGAGTAAGGGGCTGGACGAGGCTTGTCATAGTCGATCTCGCCCTTGAGCTCAGGTAGATCGAAGGCCTTTGCGATCGCCGCAACCGGCATGGGAATCTTCTTGAGCGAATCACGGATCTCGGTAACAACACCGTGCACATTAATGGTAATGGTGTAAAACTTACCCATCTTATCGATGAGAGTTGAGAACTCCATCTCCCCGGGCTTGCCTTCAACCCACTTCCAGCCATTCTTCATAATGTAATCAATGATAAAGATGCCATCGAAGGAAAGATTATGAAAGTAGGTTGTCGTCGCCCCCTGCCCTAGATGATCAATGAATGAACCGATATCTGTTCCACGCCTGAGGTCCTTGAGGTTGTGAATATCCACCGATGCCCACGCCCATACTCGGCAATCATTCTCATCCGTGGTCGTCTCGAAGTCAGCGCTTCTTACGGCGACGAGGCTTTTTGCGTGTCTTTTCCGGCTTGATGTCAAGTTCTTCGGCTTCATCAATCATACCAAGGAGAGTGAGGATTTTTTCATCATAGTCGTCAAGTATCGCAGCAATAGCGCGCTTACCGATCTTGTCGTTGTCCTGATTATGGATAGCCCAATAGAGCCGGGAAAGGCGATCTGCGAAATAATCATCATTACTCCACATGAACCAGAGCTTATCGTCCGGGAGATCGAGAACTCTGCGCAGACGATCATCGCCGACCTCATCGATCATCTCTGAGATATTCTGACGCGCTTGGGATAGTGCCTTGACGTGGCCTCGCGTTGTCTGCCGCTCATTCATGTGCTTGGCAATGGTGTATGCGCCCTCGTCAGAGCTGAAGCGCCGGGGAGTGGGAAGACGATATTCAACGAGGGACTCTGCACTGCCGGATTCCAGGTACGCCTTTTTCACGCGCCAGTCTTCATCATACTCTTTTGCTGTGATGCCAACCCATGGGATAAAGGTTCCTGCAACCGATTTCTTGTACTCACGCTTGCGCTCATTATCGCGCTTATACTCACGGCGCACGGCGCGCATGGCGTCACCGCTGATAATATTTCCCCGGGCCCCTGCATAATACGTGGTGCCCTGAAAGAGAAACTTATCGAGACGTTCAAGATGGCGCTTCACCTGCGCCGTCGTCATGCGATTGATGCGCGCCTCGCCCTTGCGCACGTCATATTCTGTGCCCGCAATATCAACGCCGAACTGTCCATTGTTCAGGTCGGTGAGTAGGCCACCTGCGCGGGGGTTGTAGGTCCCCTGCTTGATGAGGCGCACTTTACGTGTGGCGCGGGCCTCAGCTTTGAGGGCCCTGAGGCGCAGGTCTCCTAGTGATGGTTTACCGGTCATGAAAGCTCCTCCGCCCCTCCGTGTGGAGGGGCGGAGGAGCCTCTATGTATTATAGGTGAAGTCAGGCGACCTCGAGGGAGTAGAAGCGGCGCATCTTGGTGCCCTTCTCGACCACCTTGACGGTGAGGGGCTGCTCCCACTCGTTCGGGTCTCCGAAGATGGAGATGATGTTCCTCACGCTGTTGAGTAGGCCCTTGGAGGTGGCGGAGTAGACCTTGCCGTCGTCGAGGACGAGGGTGGTGCGGGGGACGGTGATGACCTCATTGTCCTCGCTTGTGATCTCGACTTCCTGGACGATGATGTGCTTGAGGCCGACGACGCTGCCGACAAGGTCGGCGACGGAGTCGGAGCCGTTGACGGCTTGGTAGACGGTCTTCTTGTCCTCGAGGGTGGTGCCCTTGATGGTGCTGTAGAAGCCGCTGGCCTGAAGGTTGGCGGCCACGTTAACGGATGAGATCTCGTTCGATGCCATCGGAGATGATCCTTTCATGTTGTTCGAAGTACACGCTTGTTGGCGTGTGTCCTGAGTGTACCACACACATCAGAACGGCTAGGTATTCGATGTATTCAGGTTTCGGAATGTTACTTAGTGAAATGCTGTGTGTTGATAGTTTGTTCTCTGTCTCACCTTCGTAGATATCGATTGTGCCCCTACCGTAAATGTAATGAACATCGGCGGTGTAGCGCTGGATCGTTGACTGAAGTCTGTCGGGATTGACGTCATCTACCTGTCTGATAGTTGTCTGCCATTGAAGGTCAATGGTCTTAACAACCCTCTTATCACCCGATGGTGACGTTGTTGATCGATTAGTGTCGATCTCCTCCTTGAGGACTTCAACTTCAGTGTCTTCTAGAGTTGATATGTAGATACCCATATCAGAAAAGATAGCCTGTGTTCACGTTTTCGTCAACATCTTTCGCTTCGTCAACTCGAACCGGAATGGTCTCTAAGTAGACCCAACAAAGATCACGGAATATCTTTTCAATGATGTCATCTCCCTTCATGTACGGATCGTTGATAACAACCGAGCACTGGAAAACTCTATCCATCTCCAGTACGCCAGTCACCGCGTTACCGTGCTTCGTGATGCGTATGGTATGCGGGGTGGGGCAGTGGAAAGTGATGATAGTGACGGCTTGTCGCTTTAAGAATGTGAAGGAATATTCCTCACCTTCGAGAAGATACTTTCGGGTTTCCACTGAAAAGCTCCTCGTCAATAATATTCAGAATGGAACGGTAAAATTTTGCTGATCGTGCTACACCTCTTTTGGTTGTGAACGAATACTTCCCGCCTTTATATGAAAGATTAAAGTCGGAGTTTTCTACAATGATATGCGATTCAGGAAAGGAATTCATGAGAATCGCAACTATCTTAACACACTCTTTAAGCATTATCCATACTCTTTTCTACTTCGAGCACCGCTTCAAGCTGAAGCGCCGAGTCAAGAGCTTTCTCAGTGACCCTGAAATTATTGTAATAAATAACATCCTCGTCGTCAACCTTAATCTCCGCCTGAAGAATAGGAAGATAGTACTCATGCGTCGAATACTTCTCCAGTGCTTCACCCAATGCAGTCTTCATTCGCACATCGCCTCCATCCTACTGACGAGATCCTCAACGTCACTTAACATAACATCACGACCATCAATAAACCAACAGCCAGTCATGTACTGAACGTCACAGCAAGACGTGTCGCTCCAAAAAATATCGGGCCACACCATCATACCCCTCATAATAAGAGGTTGCCGCAAAGCATTCAAACGAAGAATCAAGAAACCCGTCGAGTAATTCTTAGAACTCATCTCAATTCACTTCCAACGAAAGAATAATCCTCATAGTCCTCTCGCTCACCTCATGACCGTTGACATACCAAACACCCTCAAGATACGTCACAGAAAGCGGTGAAAGCTCAACAAGCCACTCGACGTGAGCAGGGATCACATGCCGGTCACCCAGCCTATCCAATCGATCCAACAAAGCCTCCATGTCATCCTTCCCGGAACAGAACCTCTCCGTTCCTCTGAACATGAAATAAGAATAACAGCAATGAAGATGAAGAACAATGCAGAAGAGAGTGATGAACAACACGTTAAGAAACTGTGACGAACACAACGTCACAAAACAGACACAACCATTGACAA